ATTTGTGCTGGTTGAGCAACTTGGTATCCGAGTGCAGACTCAGTACAAGCAAGAGTACCTTGCCACCCTGCTGACTGCTGACACCCTCTACGGTGTTGGTGAACTGCGGGATACCTCGGCAGTTGCTTTGGCTGTTCCAAGTTAATTTAGTAATATAATGTAATCTGCACGACTCGAAAGAGTTTGAGAACACCTTGAGGGTGGTGTGTGCAAAACCCTCTCTTCTCTCTCAAGGAAGACCTTATGAAAATAACTTGTACTAAGTGTAAAGAAGTAAAAGATTGCTCTTTGTTTCATAATTCTAAAGACAAGAAAAACGGCTTCACATCGCAATGTAAATCTTGTCGAAATAAACAAAGAAAAAATAATTACTGGCTGTCTCCTGAGTATAATAGAGAAAAAACAGCAGAGTATAGACGCACTTTAAAAAATACAGACCCAGAAAAAGCATTTTTATCAAATAGAAGGACTAAACTAAAACAAGCATACGGTATTAGTTTAGAGGAATACAGTGAAATGCTTTGTAAACAAGAGGATAAATGCGCTGTTTGTGGTAAAGAGCACTTAGAAGAACCTAATAAACGGCTAGTAGTTGATCATTGTCATACAAGCGGAAAAATTAGAGGTCTTTTGTGTAACAACTGCAATACGGCTCTTGGTCTAGTAAAAGAAAGTGTACAAGTTGTAGAAAAGCTCAAAGATTACATTATTACTCATAAACACAAAGGAGACTAAAATGGCTGCAACGAGCGTTACCGTCCGTAGGGACAAACAACAATTTCAAGGTGTATTCAATGAACTCTGGACTGCCAAAGGGACTATCAACTTTGGTGAAGTTGCCGATGGCGACGAAGCTGTTGATACTATCGCAGTTCCTGGTGTTAAACTGGGTGACATGGTTATCGGTGTTGCTGCTGTGCTTGATGTTGCTGATCTAGGTTTGACTGCTGCTGTTACTGCTGCAAACGAAGTAACGGTTCAAGTGTGGAACAACACTGGCGGTGCAATTGATCTGGCTTCTGCTGTATTCAAAGTAGTGGTTGGTCGTCCCAACTTCTAAACTTATGCCCTAGCAAGTCTAGGGCTTTTCTATTTGTTTTATTGCCTAGTAAAGTTAATAGAAAAGCCTTTAGGAGATTAAATGGCATTCTATCGTGGTGAGGGTGGTGCTGGTACTGGCAACATTGAAGTACAGCCTATTGCTATTGGTGTAGGAGGTACTGGTGCTACTACATCTGCCCAGGCTCGCACTAACCTTGGGCTAGGCACTGCTGCCATTGCTAACACTGGTGACTTTGCTACTGCTGCTCAAGGAGCCTTAGCAGATTCAGCAATACAACCAGGAGATCTTGCTGCTGTCGCTACTTCTGGGGACTATGATGATTTGAGTAATAAACCATCATTGTTCTCTGGGGACTATGATGATTTAAGTAATAAGCCAACACTAGTAACAGCGCTAGATGGTTTAAGTGATGTAACAATCACCAGTGCTACGAATGGTCAGACTTTACAGTACAACGGTAGTGCTTGGGTTAATACTACTGCTGGTACTGGAACTGTTACTAGTATTGCAGCAACAGTACCTACTGGTTTAACTGTTAGTGGTTCACCGATTACTAGTAGTGGTACACTTGCAATTAGTTATGATACTGGTTATGCTATCCCCACCACTGCAAAGCAAACTGAATGGGATACTGCTTACGGTTGGGGAAACCATGCTAGTGCTGGATACTTAACTACAGAGACTTATACTGGTACTGTAACCAGTGTTGCATTAACAGTTCCCACAGGCTTAACAGTTTCTGGTAGCCCTGTTACAAGTAGTGGTACATTAGCAGTTTCTTTTGATACTGGCTACTCTATCCCCACTACTTCTAGTCAAAGTAACTGGGATACTGCCTATGGGTGGGGTAATCATGCCAGTGCTGGTTATTTAACCAGTGAGACTTACACAGGCACAGTGACCAGTGTTGCTGCTACTGTACCAACAGGTTTGGTTGTGTCTGGTAGTCCTATCACTAGCAGTGGCACACTAGCGTTTAGTTTTGATACTGGTTATTCAATCCCTACAACTTCTAGCCAATCTAACTGGGATACAGCGTACGGATGGGGTAACCATGCCTCAGCAGGATACCTAACTAGTTACACAGAGACTGATCCTGTTGTAGGGGCTATAAATGGCCTTGTGAAGGCTAATGGATCAGGAACTATCTCAGCAGCAGTTGCAGATACAGATTATTTAACTCCTTCCAGTGTTATTAGTGGTGGAACTTACTAAGGAACTATAAATGGCTACGATTCTAACTAAAAAGTCTGATACAGCATCAGCAGTACCTTTAGCTGGTGACTTAACTAACTCTACTGGTGGTGCTGAACTAGCGGTTAACACTGCTGATAAGCGTTTGTTTGTAAAGAACAGTGGTGGTACAGTTGTTGAACTAGGTACTAATCCTACAATCTTGAATGTAGACAATATTCAGATCAACGGCAATGCCATCACCTCTACAGACACCAACGGCAACATTGACCTAACGCCTAACGGTACTGGTGAGGTCAACATCACTAAGGTTGACATTGACTCAGGAACTATCGACGGAACTACGATTGGCGCATCTTCGCCTAGCACAGGTGCGTTTACGACACTTTCCTCTACAGGCAACACAACCCTCGGAGATGCGTCGGGTGACACTTTGACCATCAACGGCAATGCAGTCTCTACGCCTAACGGCCTGAACTTTGATAGCAATACGCTGGTTATTGATGCTGCTAATAATGTAGTTGGTATCGGTACAAGCACTCCAGCTTGTAAATTGCATATCAATGAGACATTGACTTCAGGGACAGACATAAACATTACTAGGTTCTCAACAACATCAGGTGGTGTTGTAAATCTAGTATGCTCTGATCTTTCTTCTGCAACACCGCTATGGACTTTGCAAACTGGCACAAGTGAAAACTTGGCTTTCAAGCAAGGAACTTCTGAACTTATGCGCCTGACCAGCACAGGGCTGGGGATTGGGACGACTTCGCCTTTAGCAAGACTTCATGTTCAAGGAAATGCAGTTAGCGTATCAGGTACTGGTAGGGCGGTTGCTTTTGTTGACGATTCAACTTCATACGCTGCCGGTGTTGGAGGCGCAATAAATTTTCGTGGTAAATATAATGCCGCCGGAGATTATGTTTCTGCTGCTTTCATACAAGCATCAAAAACAAACTCAACAGATGGAAATGATGCATTTGATCTTTTGTTTGGAACAAGACCAAATGGAGATTCAACCACCGAGCGTATGCGTATCGACAGCAGCGGTCGAGTTGCAATTAATGTATCAGGAAACGCCTACTCCCAAGATGCAGGATTTACTGTAAATGGAACAGGATTTACTCGTGCTATTTACACCAACATTAACGGAACTGCTTTATCCACACACTGTTCATTTGCTAACGGTAATGGGGTAGTTGGTTCTATTACAACTAATGGTTCAGCCACCGCCTTCAACACTTCCTCCGACTACCGCCTAAAAGAAAACATTGCGCCTATGACTGGTGCTTTGGATAAGGTCGCTGCACTCAAACCCTGCACATACACATGGAAGGCTGATGGTTCAGCAGGTGAAGGCTTCATTGCCCATGAACTAGCGGAGGTAGTGCCTCAGTGTGTGACTGGCGAGAAGGATGCAGTAGACGCAGACGGTAACCCTCAGTATCAAGGTGTGGATACCTCATTCTTGGTGGCTACTCTGACTGCTGCAATCCAAGAACTTAAATCTGAACTCGACTCGGTGAAAGCCGAACTTGCAACCCTGAAAGGATAATCATGGCAATTTCTTACAATTGGTCTGTAGTAAACCTTGACCGACTAACCTCAGACGGATTCGTCGTAACTGTTCACTACAATGTCTCAGCCGTAGATGGTGACTACACCGCCTCTACCTACGGCACTGTCGGCTATACGCAAGAAGAAGGCGAGAGCTACATTCCGTATGCTGACCTCACCCCTGAGATTGTGACTGGCTGGGTACAACAGTCTTTGGGCAAGGAGACTGTCGAGGCTAGCCTTGCGTCACAGATCGAGGCACTCAAGAATCCAACACAAGAATCTGGCCTTCCTTGGGCCTCCGCTGAGTAGTCGGTCACTACTCGTAACTTAGAAAGGAAAGACAAATGGCTGAGAAAAAAACAACGCCAGTAGTCATCGATGGTAAAGAGTATCAGTACGAAGAACTGACCGAGAAGCAGCAGGTCTTGGTTAACCACATTGCAGACTTGGATCGCAAACTGGCATCTGCAAGGTTTAATGTAGATCAACTCCAAGTCGGCAGAGATGCGTTCTTTGCGATGCTGAAGGCTGAGCTGGACACAAAACCAGAAGACAAGGAATAAGAATATGTCCATGCAAGAAGGAACGAAGCAGGTATTAGATAGTGTATCTATTGTAACAGTAGTTGGTACTCTAGCAGATATTCTTCCTGCTGTAGCTGCTTTGTTCACTATTGTGTGGACAGCCTTGAGGATCTGGGAGACTGACACAGTAAGAAGTTTGCTAGGAAAGAAGAATAATGAGTCGTAAAGTCACTATCGGTGCTAACCTAGACGATGCAACTAAGGTTACATTGTACACAGTGCCTATAAGGAACAATGCTTATTGGGACTTGTTCTATGCTATCAACAACGGAGCAAACAATAAGTACATTAACTTGTTTTGGTACGACAAGTCTGAAGACACAGAGATTGAGATTCTTAACCAATACACTCTCAATGCTAAAAACTTTTTAAAGTTTGATGGTGGTGCTGTTGTTGTGTTGGACCAAGAAGACGAGATACGAGTACAGCAAGAAACTGATGCAAATATCTCTGTATTAGCCACAGTAGAAGTATTCCCTGAACTGTCTGTTAAGAAAAACAACTAAGGAGATTATTATGCCCATGGTCGGAGATAAAAAGTTTGCTTACACTGCTAAAGGTAAGAAAGAAGCTAAAGAGTACGCTAAGAAACAAGGCATGGCCCCTAAGATGTCTAAACCAATGAAGAAGACTACTGGTCGAGGCCGCTAAATGCCTTTGAAGAAAGGTAAATCAGACAAGACTGTATCTGAGAATATCCGTAAACTTCGTAAAGAAGGTTATCCTCAAGAACAAAGTGTAGCGATTGCTTTGTCTACCGCTAAAAGGAAGAAAAAGAAATGAAACCAGGACTCTATGCCAACATCAATGCCAAGCGTAAGCGTATTGCTGAAGGCTCTGGTGAGAAGATGCGTAAGGTAGGTTCTAAAGGTGCTCCTACAGCACAGGACTTTAAAGACGCTGCTAAGACAGCAAAGAAGAAGAAATAATGGTTAAGAAAGCCTACCAGAACCCTGAAGGTGGTCTTAATAAGAAGGGTAGAGAATACTTCAAGCGTACTGAAGGCTCTAACCTAAAGCCTCCTGTGTCTGCTGAACAGGCTAAGAAGTCGCCTACCGCAGCCAAGCGCAGGAAGTCCTTCTGTTCTCGAATGTCAGGTGTTCCTGGGCCTATGAAGGATGAGAAAGGTAGACCAACTCGTAAAGCATTAGCACTAAAAAAATGGGATTGCTAAATGGCTACTACATACCTACAACTAGTAAATGATGTACTGACAAGGCTTAGAGAGCCTACAGTAGCATCTGTGTCTTCTAATACTTACAGTGCTCTAGTGGGTAAGTTGGTTGAAGATGCTAAGAGAGAAGTAGAAGATTCTTGGAGTTGGGATGTTCTAAGAACTACCTACACTGTCACTACTTCTGCTAGTGCCTTTAACTACACTCTCACAGGTGCTGGTACTCGGTTTAGGCTGCTACAAGCAATGAACGATACTTCAGATCAGTTTATGCTGTATCGTCCTGCTGCCTTTATGACTGAGAATCTTATTCTTGTAGACACTATTAAGACTGGTATTCCTGCTTACTACAACTTCAACGGTGTTGACTCTAGTGGTGATAGTCAGGTTGATGTCTATCCTAAGCCTGATGGTGTCTACACACTTAGGTTTGATGTTGTTAAGCCAGAGGCAGAGTTATCTGCTGACACAGACACCACAGAACTTCCTAAGAACCCAATTGTGTTGCTTGCATGGGCAAAGGCTATTGAAGAGCGAGGAGAAGACGGTGGTGTTGGTGTGAGCAGTCAATACGCTGTTGCTAAACAGTCTCTAGCCGACCACATTGCTATTGAGGCTGGTCGTAGACCTGATGAAGTAAACTGGTATTGGACCTAGAATGCCTAATAAGCCACTACAAGCAGTATCACTCACATCACCAGGATACTTTGGTCTTAACAACCAAGACAGTCCTGTAACGCTTAATCCTGCCTTTGCAACACAGGCATACAATGCTGTGATTGATAAGTTTGGTAGGATTGGTGCTCGTAAAGGTTGGGCATATAATACCACTTCTGGTGGTACTGCTTCAGACATTGAAGTGATCTTTGAGTTTGATAATAACGACAGTACTTACACTTACATCAGTGCTGGTAACAATAAGATCTACACTGGTGAGGCTACGCTAACACAAGCAGCAGTAAGAAACAGTGATAACAGTGGTGATCTTACTTACACCATCACTGATAACAACTGGCAGATTGTACAAGCACAATATCAGAGTGGTTTAAATCTGTCTCCTCATGCTTACTTAGTTCAGAAGAGTCATGCACCATTGGTGTACCATAAACTTGGTACTACTGCTCATGCTCACACTGGTAGTTATGGCTTTCAGCGTATCGCAGATGTAGGTAATGTTCCTACAGGATATTCTGCTACTACTTTCTATCCTAACTGTGCTCTTGCTGCTTATGGTCGTCTATGGTTAGCAGACATTGGTACAGACAACCTTACTATTTACTATTCTGTGTTGCTAGACACCACAGACTTTACAGGCACTGGTTCTGGATTTATCAATCTAGAGCAGGTAATTCCTGGTGGAGATAAGATTGTTGCTCTAGCAGACTATAACAACTTCTTGATTGTATTCTGTAAGAACAACATTGTAATCTATAACAATGCTAATGACCTAGATAACATCCAACTACAGGATGTGATTGAAGGTGTTGGTTGTCTTGCTAGAGACAGTGTACAGAGTATTGGTTCAGACCTAATCTTCTTGTCTGATAGTGGTCTTAGAAGCATTGGTCGAGTAATTCAAGAGAAGTCTTCTCCACTACGGGATCTATCTCGTAATGTAAGAGATAACTTTATGTCTACAGTCTTTAATCAAGACGGAAATACTATAAGAAGTGTGTATTATCCTAAAGAGGCGATGTATTTACTGTCTTTACCTACAGGGGGTTTTACCTATTGTTTTGATGTTCGATCACAACTAGAAGATGGTTCTTATAGAACTACTGTTTGGACTACTATTGCTCCTAAAGGTTTGTGTTCTACTAGGGGTCAAAGATTGTTATTAGGAAAAAATGATGGTATTGCAGAGTATAAAGGATATACTGACAACGGTAATCGGTATATCTTCTCTTACTATACTCCTTACATTGATTTTGGCGATCCTTCAATTACGAAAATTTTAAAAAAGATTGTAATAATAATTGCTGGAGCAAGTAATACAACACTTGACATTCGTTGGGCTTTCGATTATACTTCTAAATATAATAGCACTCAGATAACTACAGAAAATTCACCTGTATCTGAGTATGGCGTAGCCGAATACAATGTATCTGAATACTCAGCATCGATCTTTATTGACCAACTATCTAAACAGTTGTCTGGTAGTGGTAATGTGGTACAGATTGGTGTAGATGCTTCTATCAATGGTTACCCCCTATCTCTACAGAAACTAGATATCTATTCAGTTACAGGAAGGATTATTTAATCATGTCGAACTATACAAAGACGGTTGATTTTGCTGCTAAAGACAATCTTACGCCAGGAGATGTAAATAAGGTTGTACGAGGCACTGAGATTGATACTGAGTTTAATAACATTTCTACTGCTGTTGCTACCAAAGCAGATCTAGCTGGTCCTGCATTGACAGGGACAACCACCGCAGTAAACCTTACTGTTTCTGGTACATTTAGCGCCACTGTTCCTGGAGGTACATACTAATGGCTAGTCCTGGACTCCTCTCTGCTCTTCAGCAGGGTCTTCCTCTTGATACTTTCTATAAAAATATTTTTGATGCTGCTTCTAGTTTTTCTTCTCCAGCACAATTAGC